CGTGGCGTCAAGATCATTAATAGTTGCAATGTCTGCGTCGACGGTGTGCGACTGAACAGTCGTACCTGAGACAACAGTGAATGTAGCAGATGTACCGTCTAGGTCCAAAATACTTGCCTGATCTGCATCTATCTCATGGTACTGTACGATGGTACCAGATAACGTATGGAACGCACCTGAAGAACCTGAAAATGACGCTGCTGTTAATGACCTGTTCACGTCCAACTCTTGGAAGATACCAACAGATGCTGACAATGTACCGGATACACCAAAGAGAACTGCGTCATCTTTTCTACCACCAGTGGTAGAAAGTGAGAGACCCTGCGTAGATCCAATCTTGAAAAGAAGATCAGAACCTGCGCCTCCGCCGGCGTCGCCAAGAATCACGCTTGCAACTCCATTCGAACCAGAACCAGCGGTACCACCAATCTGAAGTCCTGCACCCTCAAGTGCGTCACCTGCAGAACCTGATGTCGCTGCGATGATCTGCTTGTTAGCGATCTCGAAGTGCTCCGAAGTCGTAATGCTCGACTTGTAAGTTCTTGCGTCGAGAATGTCTACAACCAATTTATGGAACTTACCAGAAGAACCAGAGAGTTCGTCTGCTGTTACGTTGTGAAGGTTTGATGTACCAGAAGACGTAATGTTTGTTGCAACTACCCTGCGGAAGTCGCCTTCGTCACCATCAATCTTGTGAAAGAGCGATGTACCAGAAGAAGTAACAACTGTTGCGATTGCTCTAGCGAATGTACCTTCATCGACGTCCACCTTGTGAAAAGTGGAGGTTCCCGAACCCGACACAACTGTCGCGATTGCCCTATTGAAAGTACCTTCGTCAACGTCAACCTTGTGAATCTGTGCTGTACCAGAACCAGAGATATTAGTTGCCTTGATGACGTTAAATGTTGCATCGTCTACGTCTAACTTGTGGAAGGTTGATGTCCCTGAACCTGAAATCGTAGTTGCTGTGATTTTTCTTGCGTCAAGAACGTCTACATCCAGTTTGTGAAGTGTGGAAGTCCCAGAACCAGATACTGTTGCAACGTATGCGTTGGCGAACTTTCTACCTGCTGCACCGAGGTTTAATCCACCGTCTGCTGCTGGTTGAAGTGTTGTAGCGTTCAACTCCAGTTCGTCTGAACCGTTGATGTTGAATGATAGAGTCGTCTTTGCATTTACAGTAAGTCCTGTCTTTGAGTCTGCAAAGATCTCACCAGTTGATCCAGAGATAGCAGTGTAAGCGAATACAACCTTACCGCCGTCTGATGCGGTCAAGTGGATGCCGTCTGTTCTAATTTTTGAGATTGCGTCCATTGCGTTTGTTCCGCCTGCGCCGTGGAACTGAATGTGTCCTTCGTTACCAACTGCAGCGTTTGATGCCGATACTGCTGCTTTTAGGTGTGCGAATGTTACGGTCCTCATGCCGCCTGAGTTGCCCTTAGATGCTGATACGATCAAGACGTCGGCGTCGTCGAGATGTGCTACGTCGCTCCTGTTTTGAAATAGGTCTATGTGACCAACCTGTACTGAACCAGACTGTATTTTGTCCCTAGTGATAACCGATGTACCAAGATTTGCCGTGGTGATCGCGTTATTTGCTAGGAGTTTTGTGCCAATTTTTGTTTTAGCCATGTTAATTGCTCCTTAAGTGTTTTATTGGATTCTAAACTGAACAAAAACAAACGGCGTGTTAACTTATTAGGAGAACAGAATTTTTTTCAAATTCCTGACATTATTATCAAACCTACTGAACTCGGAGTTAAGGAACTCCAACGAAAGAGCATGGCACTCACCTGAACGATCGTCAAACTCAAAATGAAACTTTCCTGAATCGAGCCGCTTGCACCTAATTAAATTCACATTCCTTAGTTGCAAATATGCTGCGATTCCAATATCTGATGTTGTAAAATTCATATACTACCTCTACCCTTAATTAGTACTCAGTCTTTCACAAATGCGAGATTTCCATTTTTATTTTCAGAGACTACTACTGAGTAATTGGCATTTGGATCTAACTTGTATTTTTGTTTTAGGACTTCTAACCATTCTTCGTTATTTTTTCGAACTTCTTCAATTTCTTCCAACAGGAGCATTTTTCTAACTTCATGATCCCTCATGTACACTCCATATCCTGTTAATTGTCTATTTAAGTCCTCTCTCGAACTAAAGAACTTGGATGTATCTTCATCTTCAAGTTCAACATAAGAGTCGTCAAACTCTTCTTCTTCTTCTTCTTCTTCGAATTCTTCCTTCAGATCTTCAAGATCCTCTTCGGACAAACCCGACTTTAGTGTTTCGGACGCCAACAGCGCACGATTAGCTAAATCGGGGTTTTCTTCTTTTAGCTCATCGAGCATATTTAGAAGTTTATTTAAGACAGACATTTTCCCTCTAACCTCCTTTAAAAAAATTAATCTTTTATATAACTAAATAGTATGTTTTCAGCATTTTCAGGTGCTTCTTCGAAGGTAACGGTATTTCCACTTAAAGTAAAGTCATTTCCTGACCCTATTGTCATAAGAATGCCGGATCTGAAGACCATCAGCGTGCCAGCAACAAAGTCTTCTGGTACAGTAAACTGAGTTCTGCTCCCGTTTGCTGCTTCTGCTGGCGACTGAGCAACCTTGTAGTTGGTCGTGTTGACGTTTCCAGCAGCGGATGCTGACGAACCTCCTCCGCCTCCCGAAGATGCGGCAGCAGATGTTTGGACTGCGCCAGGGTTCCTGACCTGTCTTTGATTCATGATCGGCGTACCTCGCTGTTCAATCGGCAATCCAATATCAATGCCCTCTAGTCCATACAGTCTCCCAGTCGACGGGTCGAGATCGTCTCTCAGTGCGACTCTTTCTCTGGGTATTTTAACCTCTACAATATTTTCCCTAATCGAAAAGTTTGGACTATTCCTATTTGGTCCTTCGCCAGTCAACCACCCAAGGACATCTATGTTAAGTTTTGTTTCAAACCTTCTTTCCTCGTTGGAAAAAGAACTGATATTATTAGAGTGACTGTACGAGTCCTGCATAAACCCTTCATATCTCAATCTGCCATTCTCTAGGATAACATAGTTTATGCCACCAGGTCTGGTGATGAATGGTGTCATGATCTGATTCATTTGTTGCTGATACTCCGCCCTCATGGTGATCTCGTAATCTACTGAAATATATACTGGTAGTGGTATTGTAACAGTTTGATAGACTATCTTATTGTTCTTTCCTGCAAAATTTAGCTGCCCTTTTCGTTTGTACATGCTGGCATTTGCAAAGTTGCCTGTCTTATCTTGGTTGATTCTCCTCGACACGGATATCGAACCGCCCCTCGTCTTGTCAAGCGGTGGTATATTAGCATAGACAGTTCCTTTCTTGGATAAATCCTTTACAACGTTCTTTCTCTCTATTGTGATGATTGGCAGAACCAATGATCCATCCGAGTCCCTGAACCTACTGTCTTTCTTGCTTTGGAACAATCTCTCTGCAGAGGTCCATACGACGGGCACTTTCTTGAATCCGTTCGAAGATATGCACTTGATGTCCAACACTTCATTGACAAAGTTGTACATCGCCGTGTCTATAGTTTCTATCGTAGATATAGGAAAAGGTCTGTCCTCTATTCTTCTTGTCTTTGTTTTGTTCAGAACGTCTCTCATATTTTACAGATTGTATTTAACAATCTCCTCCTGAGATAGTATCGCCCTCTCTCTTGGTATTTTTACCTCGACAATATTCTCTTGAGAGGGTTGATGAGGTGTTAGTTGGTTTGCGCCATCGCCGATTAAGTATCCCAAGACCTTTATATCAAACTTTGTTTCAAACTTTCTCTCTTCGTTTGAAAATTCACTTATGTTATTGTCATGCCCAAAGTCTTGCTGAACGAACGCTTCATACCTCTTAGACTCGTCGCTAATGATAATGTAGTTTATGCCACCAGGTCTTGTCATAAAGGGCACGATAATGTCATTCATTTGCTGCTGGTAGTCTGTCCTCACCGTAATGCTATACATGACGGTTATGTAGACGGGTATCGGAATGGTCACGGTCCTGTACACAGTTTTCTGTGCAGGCTCTGGAAAGTTCAGTTGTCCTTTTCTCTTTCTAGTGTGTGCATTCATAAAGTTAGCAGACTTGTCTTGGACGATGTATCTCGCCATTGGTATGCTTCCGCCCTTCAGTTTTGAGGTTGGAGGTATGTTTCCCCAAACAGTACCCTTCTCAGATGGGTTCTTTGATATCGAAGATCTTTCAACCGTTATCAAGGGCAATACGAGTGTGCCGTCAGAGTCTCGAACTCCTTCTCCCTTCTTACTGAGATTTACCCTCTCAGAAGATGCCATAATGACAGGAACTTTCTTGAATCCGTCATTAGAGTGAGAGAAGATGTTCATTTGCTTGTCAATAAAATTATATACAGCAGTGTCTATGTTTTCTATCGTTGATCTGGACAGGTTCTTTCTTTCCAGTTTGTTCAAAGGGTCACTGAAAGGGACCTGATTATCCATTGAATAATCCCTCTCTTGCCTTGATACATTCTGCTGTTATCTCCACCATGTTCTCTCTTTGTCCAAACAACTGCTTTGGTTCGTTTAGCGTAGCTATTTCGTAAAAGGTCTCTCCGTACATAACAAAGTCACCCTCCCTAACAAAGAGGTTCTGATCTTCAGTCAACCTTCTCTTATGAAAGTGGATAACAATCTTTGGCAATCTATCTACCCCAAGGTTTGTAGTTTGAGTTTCGTACCCCTGCCACTCCACAAGTGCATAGACTCTGATTGGATTCAAGAAGGACTTGTTGAGTGCCTCTCCGTAGACTGGGTGGAAGTCGGTCTCTTCGATAGAGATTGGGTAATACAGAATCTGCTGCCCAATGACTCTTTCGATGATTTCATCACTTACCTGCTTTACAAGATCCCGCTCTTTCTTACCAGTAAACAGCGGCGGAGGGGGTGCATCTGGTTGGTTCCATTTGTTGTCTCCCATAACTTATTACCCCACATACACCGAATAAGGTATTCTTTGTAAAACTCTCTCTGCAGCTTCGACCGTTTCTGCTTCTTGGTTAGCAAGTCTCGTGTAAGTCATCTCCGCCAAGGTTGTCTTCAATTCTTCCCTCAAGGCGTTCTGTTCTTCTTTGCCCTGTGAAACAAGCTCCGAACCGTTCAACGTAACACTCTCTCCAGGAATTGGAATCGAAGCGAACTTTGACCTGATCAACCCAAGCATCTCCTTAGATAGGGCGAGACCGAATCTTCTGATCCACTGCTTGCCGATAGAGTTTATCGTGTCGTAGGGTAGGTTAGAGAATGGAAGCGTGTTCATGTTATTTACGCCATCTACTTTTGATCTGCCGTTTGTGTCGTCCTCGATCGGTCCTGATGGGATGGAGAAGTCAACCCACATCTTTCTTGGGCCGCCAGAATAAGGAATAGGAAATAACCTTAACTTGTTATCCTTCAATTCATAAGAGTAGTGAGACATCCTTGTGTATATTGCATCCTCATAAGCCAGTGCTTGAGATTTATTTTGCCATGATGGAACCAGTTCAAACGTCGAACTGTCTCCGAACTGTCCGTAATTATGATAGTTGCCGACAACGTTCAGTCCGCCGTAGTATCCAAAGAATCTCCACATAGCACTTGCCGTCTTGTAATAAACCTTTTTAACCAATATTTTCTTTCCATCTAGATCACTTGTTGTAAAAGGGGCAGCATTGCCTCCGTTTGCAAAGTCTGTCTTTGTCATGCCAGCAGTGCCAGCGTCTGTCAAGGTTATGGTTCCATTACCCTTGTATCCCGGCGTTACTTGTGTGATTGTGACAACTCCGCTTGCGGCGGTTGCGGTAAGTCTAGAGTTTGCATCCAGGCAAGTTGCCAGATTTGTTGCTGTATCTGATGCTGTGCCGCCCTTAACAAATGTTGCTGTGTTAGTGTGGGTTGTCGTTGTTGATGCTGCTATGGTGGCGGTGATTGTGGACCCATCAAACGCGACAAGGGAAATACTGTCACCAGTAGTCACCTCGTCATTATCGGAAATGGTCACCGATCCCGACGCTGCTGTTCTTCCCGATGTAGTTATGATTTGCTGTAAGTCATAGTCCTGAACGCCACGCGTAACGTCAAAAGAAGCAGAGTACTGCACTGAATCTTTTAGTCCAATCTCCGCCCCCATTCTTTCAGAAACATTCTTCGCAGAACCGTAATCAAACCTCGGATATTTTAGACTTGCAGATACTGGTCCAGAAGTCAATTCGCCCTTGTGATCGAACGTTCCCGTCGCGTGCCCAAGAAAGCTGGATAAGGAATTATTTGCTTGATGTACGTTGATGATGTAAGAGTACTCTAGCACTGCTTCTTCGTATGCAGCGTAGATGTTTCCGTCAGACAGTTCGATGTCCAAAACGTCACCGCCAAGTTTTTTGTAGGTGTAAGCGACCTGATCTACTGCTCCAGATACAAAGTTGCCTGAAAACAGCACACTGGTGTTGCTTGAATATATTTTATATGGTAAAAGTCTGTTTACATTACCGTGACTACCAGTCTCTGGCAAGATGCTCTTGCTAGAGTTACTAGCGGGTCTCAAAGTTGGTAAAGCCATCATTAGTCCTCCGTGCTTAAGTAAATAGTCTCAAACTCAACAAAACGCTAGGACTTCAAATTTCTTTACCCCTCCACCTTCTTCTTGGTAGTTCTTTTTCTCGTAGGCGTTTTACGAGCAGTAGCCTTCTTTTTCGTAGTGGTTGTCTTTGTCGTCGTTGACTTTTTCTTGGGAGGAGGTGGTGCCTCTTCCTTGATCTCTGGTTCTTCAACCTGGATCAACTCCAACTCTGGTTCGGGTTCTACTTCCCAAGGTGGTGTTTCTCCTTTCTCTTCAACAACTGGTTCGTTTACAACAACCTGAACCTGTTCTTCTTCTTTAATCTCTTCGCTTGTGGTCATATCAATGGTGACCACTCCGTTTGTAACTTGTTTAACAGTATAACCAAGTGCTTCTCTTTTCGATGCATACTTCTTGGCGTACTTTTTCATCAACATTCTTTTTCTATGCTTACCCATTGTAACTCCTATAAACTTAAACTATTATAACACATTTTAAAAAAAATAACCCCCCTTTCGGGGGGTTTAAAAGACTTACTTTCTTTTTGCTCGAATCTTTCTCAAAAGTTCCCCTCTTTTTCTAGGGCTGCGGCACTTGCGCCACTCTTGTATCAAATCTTCAAGACTGTCTTCTTTCTTTTTAAGCACCTTTTTGACCTTTTCTACAGCCGTCTTAGGTTTGCTAACTTCTTCTGGTGCTTTGTCTTCTTTTGTTTCATTTTCTTCAGTCATAGTGTTTTACACCTGTTGGTTATTTACCAACAAGCCCCCACTTAACTTCTTGTAAAACAAGAGCGCCAGTCTGAGCGGCGTTTGCCTGAAGCTGAAAGAAAAATGGTGTAACAACCTCACCACTGTCGAAGGTAAACGCAGCAGTAGTAGCTGGCGCTGATCCGTCGATCTTGTATGTGACGACACCAGCAGAAGAAACATCAACTCTAAGAGTATGAGTTTCCCCGTCTGCCCAATTAGCAGTTGTGTCAGTTGTTGTTGTATCTCCACCGTTCAAGATGGTTTCAATCTTGATGTCACCAGAAATAACATTCAATGCTGCTGCTTCATCGTAGTCGTCAACATTCGCCTGGAGTGCTTCAACCTTTCTGAAACCGAACGCACAGTCGTCAGTACCCGCAACAGTTGCGATAGAGAACTTGAGTTCAGCATAGAAAGCGCCATGAGTGCCAACCGTAAAACGGTCGACGCCTGGGTGTCCTTTGTGCCCAGTCATACTAGCACACCACTGAAGACCATCATCGTTAGTCTGATCAAAAGCATAATTCATACCTGTAGTGGTTGCAGCAGGAATTAATATGTCTTGCGTGCCCAGAGCAGAGCAGTGTAGTCTCAATCCATCAGGATATT